TTGCCGCAGTGCATCAGAGCATATAAGAGCAATATTGCCGGTTTTGGTATTTCTGTGAGATACGCAGAAGATTATGATACAGAAACGCCGGAGATGAAAGCGGAATGGGATACGCTGAAGCAGATCATAGCGCTTCTCAATATGGATATGCAGACAAAAGAGGTATTTGAAAATGTTATCCGTGACCGGGAAACGTATGGAATATCCTATTGCGAGGTTATCAGGAATCAGGCACAGGAGGTCGTGGAGCTGCAGTTCATTATCGATACGCCGTCCGTTGATATGACATATCCGCTTCGGCCATATGTGGATATCGAGTATTTTTACAAGGGGAAAGCAATCAACAGAAAAAAGAAATTTCGCAAGTTCCGGCAGAATGTAGGCGGTAAGACGGTGTACTTCAAGGAGTTTGGAGATCCCCGTATCATGGATAAGAGAAATGGTGAGTACATAGGAGAGGCTGATGCTCCTATCGACATAGATGACCAGGCCAATGAGATTATCGAATTCCGCATTGGAAGTATGCCATACGGAGAAGTCCGCTGGATCGGGCAAGTGCTTACCGTGGACGGGAACCGAAGGGCAGAGGTTTTAAATAATAATTATTTCCGGCATGGGAGGCATACGCCGCTTATGATATTGGTCAAGGGTGGAACGCTGACAGACTCGGCATTTACCAAACTGCAAGCGTATATGGACGGCATTGAAGGAGAAAGCGGACAGCACTCCTTTTTGGTATTGGAGACGGACACCTTGGAGACCACGGCCGCATTTACGGATCAGAAACAGCCGGAAGTAGAAATCAAGGATCTTGCTGCCATCCTACAAAAAGATGAACTGTTTCAGGAGTACCAGGAGAACGGAAGAAAGAAAACGCAGTCAGCTTTCCTACTCCCGGATCTGTATGTGGGATATACCACAGACTTTAACAGGGCAACGGCTCAGACGGCAATGGAGGTTACTGAAAAACAGGTATTCCAGCCAGAAAGGACGTCCCTTGCCTGGGCAGTCAATCAAAAACTGCTGAATGGTTATCGCTTCAAACATGTGGAGGCGCAATTCGATGAGCCAGACATCACCAATCCGGATGATATTCAGAAGATGCTGAACATTACGGAACGGGCCGGCGGCCTGACACCCAATACCGCCAAAGCTCTGACTTATGAAGTTCTGGGGAAAGACGGCTGCGAGGACTACGAAGGGGAATGGGGAGACATTCCGCTTGCTTATACAAAAACGCTCTCACAAAGCCAACAGGCGGGTTTAGCGGCTGAACCGTTGGGAAGCCTGTCGGCGCAGACTAACGAGCCTACAGGTCAAAAGAGAGAGTCTCAGAGGCAAAAAAGAGTGGTTACGGATGAAGAGATCGAGCAGCTTGACGGGCAAATCCGGAAAGCAGCTGTTTTTGATGCGGATATTATTCCTATTATGCTGGAAATCCGGAAGGCGTTGAAAGGATATCGAGAGAAAGAGGGTGAGTGATATGCCGAGGCAGTTAAAATATAACCAGGCGATTGCAAAAGCTCTCATATCAAATGCCGATGGAATCATAGAGGCCATAGACAAGTATCTTGCAAAAGCTGATGATGAATTGTCGGATGTGTTGGCTGATGAAGGGTATGCTGATGCAGAAGATTCAGTCGAGGTAATCAATGCCATGCAGGAAGAGATAGCGGAAACGCTTCAGAACCAGACAGATGATCTTGTGGAAGCACTGGCGGCGGAACAGGATTCCGGATGGGCTGCGGCGCAGAAAAAAGTATCTGAAATGCTTGACGGAGATGATATTGCGGAGCAGGTTCAGGAAGCCGCTGCAGATATGTTCCAAACAGAGGTTCCTAAGCTGGCAACGGTTTATATGCAGGAAACAGACGGAGACCTGGTTGTTGATGTCATCCGGCAGAGAACAAAAAGCTGGATTGCCTCATGGAGCCAACGGCTGGGACAGCTGATGAAAATAAATACCCATCAGCAGATAACGGATATTATCCAGAGAACTATAGATCAGGGAGAAAGCATTGAGACACTTACGCGGAAAATAATGGATGGAGGCTGGCGGAATGAACATTACCAGGCACGGCGGGTAGCTGTTACCGAAGTGCTGCGGGCACATTCGGTTGCCAGAGAAGAGGCGATTCAGCAAAGCCCATCTACGGATCGGAAGGAATGGCGGCATACCGGGGCACATAAAAATAAGCCTCGCCCAAATCATGTAGATATGGACGGCCAGATTGTTCCAAAGGATAAACCGTTTGAATTACAGGGGAGAGATGGTGTTGTCTATCATCCCATGTATCCCAGAGATCCAATCCTCCCTGCCAGCGAAACTGTGAATTGCCATTGTATCCACAGGGGAGTTGCGGCAGATGATGCTCTCGGAATGAGCCTGGAGGAGCGGCGACAGCTTCAGCAAAAATATATTGAGGAGGATGATGGCGCATGGAAAAAGGAATTGAATGAACAGAATAAGGCAAAGGCCGGGATTACGCCATATTCCGCGCTGGAGAGTTTCAAGGGAAAAACGAGGGAGAAACAGATCAAATATCTCGGAAAGGCAAAAATAGCTCTTTATGATGCCGGACTGATTGACAGTGATGAAATGCTGTCTAAAGTTAAGAAGACATCCTTGCAGAAATTGCGGGAAGATGGTATATTTACTGTAAGTATTTCGGCAGCAAAGCATTCCACAGTGGGGGATTTCTCTAATCTCAAAAACCCGAAAAGACCGGCTGGTGGTCGGAATGGCGGTAACATGACAGGTGGAGGGCACTCACAGGCAAATCTCAATGAGCTTTCAAATCGGGGGATTGCATACAGTGTTGAAAAGACATATGATAATGGTGTCCGCATAGGCGGGGTGGCAAACCATAAGGAACCTGAGAAACGACTGGATCAGTCAGGGCAGTCATGGTTCCCTGAAAGCTGGGATTCCGAAAAGATAACTGTGGCAGGAACGTATACTGCAAATCGGCCAGCAAAGACAAAGAAGCTTTATGATGAAGCTGGAGAAGTCATAGGGTATAATTTTTACCAGGAATACGACGGGGTGACGGTAGGAGTCTTCACTGATGGTGAGTGCAACATCAGTACAGTATTTCCTGACGGGCTGCAGCGGGATATTGAAGGAGATGGATGGGATGGATACGAATAGAATTGAAGCTCTTGTAGAATCACTCCGGACAGGTGATGGCTGGATGCTATATGAAATCGATAGTGACAAGTACTTTGTAAATCCCCTTATGGAAGCGTTCGGGGATGATGTGGATGAAATCCTTGCTTATTTGAATGAAATGGATGCGGATGATCTGGATGAGATTGAGGGAATTTTTGAGGAAATCTACGGAAAGTTCATGACGGATGAAGTGTATGAGGCCCTTGGAAAGCTGGAAGAGAAGATTGACAGGGAGTCCACAAGAATGAAGGAGTTCAGAAAAAGGGAGAGCGAGAGAATGGTCGAGGCATTGACCGAATGAACGGCCGGGGATTGAAATAGTGTAAGGGACAGAGAGAGGCATCTGAAAGGGTGTCTTTTTTGTTGCGCTTATTTAAGAAGGGAGGGAACGCCAGAGTCTTGAATATTGAATCAATGATAACCGAGTGGAAGGAGGTATGAGATTATGCCGCAGATTGCGAAAGCATACGCAATTACAGACGCAAAGATCAGCTTTGTGTCTCTGGTAAATAAGGCTGCGAATAAAAAGCAGTTCCTGATTACCAAATCCGAGAATGGGGCCGCAAATTTCGCTACATTCGGACGGATCCTGAAGGCTGATGCAGACAGCCATTTTGTAACCGGGATTGTGTATGAGCCTATGGTGGAAGATACCCAGGGCAATTACATGACCGAGGAAGAAATTACAAAAGCCGCCTATTGGTTTGCCAAAAATGGAAACCAGGTGGATCTGCAGCACTGTTTTGAGAAATGCGATGGCGCCGCTGTGGTGGAATCCTATGTTGCGAAGTGTGATATGGAGATCGAAGGGGAGGCTATCAAAAAGGGGACATGGATCATGACTATGGAGATCAGCGATACCGATGTGTGGGAATCCATACAGAAGGGGGATATCACGGGATTTTCCATGGGAGGAATGGGCGTGTATTCTGAAGAAGATGTGGAGCTTCCCGTTGAAAAGCAGGATGAACCCAAAGGATTGCTCCGGCGCCTGGCTAAAGCAATGGGATTTGATGTGGTGGAGAAGGGGGCTGTAAAAGCGAATTTCCAGCGTAGGGTAAAAGAGGATAATTTTTATTCTGCATGGTATGCACTCAGAAGTACGCTGGAAGGGAATTTTTATAATCCTGACACGGGGATGTGGGAATGGGGTTATAACTCCGATGAAAGCACCATCCGGGAGGCGCTGGAGGACTTCAATGATATTGTCACGCAGTTGCTTACCTCGGATGGAAGCATCGTGAAATCATTGGAAAAGGCAGCAAAGGCAGCAAAGGCAGCTCCATCCCTTATCCATAAGGAGGGAAAGAGTCTCAGCGCAAAGAATCTAAGTGCTATCAAAGGCATTTATGATACGCTTGGTTCATTTCTGGCAGATTTTCAGGAGGAACCGGCGGAAGCAAATAATGTTCAGAAGGAGGAAGTTGACATGACAAGTGATGAAGTAAAGGCAGTGGTGGCCGAAGAAGTGAAAAAGGCCATGGATCCCGTTGTGAAGCAGTTGGAGGCCATTGCCCCGGTAGCAAAGAAAGACGGGGAGGGTGGCGGCGAACCCGCGGCATCCGGAAGCGCAGCGCCGGCCGGAGATATGTCGGCTGATGTGATTGCAAAGATGGTAGGGGAAGAGATCAAGAAGGCTATGGAGCCTGTGATGAACGCCCTGGAACCCGTGATGAAGAGCAGGGCGATCCCTGGCAATCTCAATGATGCGGCGGGGGCTGTTGAAAAACAGGAAGAGCATTTCCTGCATGGCATTGTTTAAGTAGAAAAGGAGGAGAGAACATTATGCCTACTAATGCACAGATTATTAAAAACACAATAACAACCGATTCGGTTTCGCATGGTATTCTTACCCCGTATCAGGCTAAGAAGTTTTTAGTGCAGACCTTTGAGGCCACGCCTTTCCAGCAGGCTATCCGGCATGTGACCCGAACGGAAAAGTCGGGTGAGATTGACAAGATCGGCATCGGCCACAGGCTGCTCCGCCCGAAGGTTGAGAATACATTTGACGGTGTGACCGCAAGCCCCACATTCGGCGTAGTCAAATATGCCTGCGAAGCAACAAGGCTTGACTGGGACATTACCAATGAAACCCTGCGGCAGAATATCGAGGGTGAAAATATGGATGATATCGTAACCAATCTCATGACTAAGCAGGTCGGTGTCGATTCGGAAGATCTTCTGCTCAACGGAGAGGAAAACGCAGCTACGGCAGAAGCCTTTTCCGCCAGCAATGCTTATAAGGCGGGTGACTGCGTAACAGAGGACGGCGGCTTATACCGCTTTCGGGAAAGCCACGCTGCCGGTGCGTGGAATGCGTCAGAGGTTGAGAGGATCGGGGATGCTGCAGACAAGGTGTTCCTTGGCCAGAATGACGGCATAATCAAAGCCCTCCAGAACGGCCATATTATCGATGTTTCAGGGGCTAAGGAAATGGAACTCGATATGTTTTACAAGGCAGTGGCATCCATGCCTACCAGATTCAATGACGGAACACTTCGCTGGATGATGAGTCCGACCAGGGCGCAGCAGTGGGAGCTGTTCCTGCTCAACAAGGTTATCAATGCCGGAGGTGCCGTTCCTGAGAGCTTATATAAAAGCCCTGTGGGAATTCCCTCTATGGGCGTTCCTATGATGCCGGATGATACAGTCATTCTTTCCAATCCGAAGAATTTTGTCCAGGTTAATACCTACGCAATGAAGATTCGGAAAGATGAATCCTCTGTAGAGGCAATCCGGAAGGATAAGAAATTTTATGTGATCCATTTCGATTTTGATGCAATCATTGAGGAAATCGAGGCCACAGCGATGATTACAAACCTTCCGGCGCTTCTTACTGAGCTTTCATAGGAGGTGGCATTATGAAAAAAGTGTGTTTGAAGGTAGGGCTCTCCTATGTCGCCAAAGGCATTTCGTGTATGAAAGGAAAAGTTGTGGAAGTTGGGGATGATGTCGCTGCAAGGCTTGTGAAAACCGGGCGATTTGAGATCGTGGATTCAGAACCCGTAGTTTCTGAATCTGCAGCTCCGGCGGGTAAATCCGCTAATATAACTTCGATGAAGAAGGAAGAGCTGATTACATTCGCGGAGGCTCAGGGTATCGATGTTAAGGACTGTAAGACCAACGAGGAGCGGATCCAGCGGATCCAGAGCGGAATGGACTTAAAAGCTTTTACACAGCTGGCTTCCGAAGAATAGGGGTGAAACATGAAAAGACCTTGGATAAACCCCGTGCAGATTCGGGAGTACACCTCATCGCCAAAGGTCGAAGCCAGAACTGATATCCAGCTCGCTTATGATATAGCTAGAGCAGAAAAATATGTGATCTTCCATACGCACAACAATTTTGATTCAAAGGAATATGAGAGCGGGCTGCCATCGGATGTGATGATGGCAGCCATCCTTCTTGCAGAGGCCTATGCGAAGCAGGCGATAGTACAGAAGGAGGGGGCGAT